GGAGAAGAGGGAAACTTAAACATCGAAAGTGGTAATGCCACCCTCTCTATTTGACCTATATGCTTAAGTAAAGGTATAGTGACTATGGCCGTTTAGTGTGTCCGCAATTCAATCTCTCCCTCGTTCCGGAATTCAACTCCTCAAGGCTGGTGGGGACCTCGTCGTTGCGGGATACGCAAGTGTAGAATTAGTAGATAAACAAGGTGACTTAATAACAAAGGAGGCGTTGAAAGGGGCATTTCAGAAATTCATGGAAAATCCCGGCTATAGAAACGTTCAACTTGCACACTCAAATATTCAGGTAGGAGAAGTAATTCCAAATTATACAGACAGTCAAGGGAGGGTATGGAAGAGCGAAGTAGACGATGCTGGAATGTTCGTAGTAGTAAAATTACGTGGAGACATCGAAAAAGCAAGAGAAGTCGCATCTGAAATACGCAAAGGAAATCTCAAAGGGTTCAGCATTGGAGGACAAGCATTCAAACGCATGAATAAAAGTGACAAAGAACACGGCGATTATAAGGAAATTAGTAAACTGGAACTTCACGAAGTAACAATATGTGAGAAAGGAATTAACCAAGAAGCAACATTCAGAATATTGAAGGAGGACACAAATATGACAGAAGATGACACACTCGGACAATTATCCGGGGTACTGGAAAGACTCGAAGGGCGACTTGACTCAATGGAGAAAGGTGATTTGCCCCCTCAATTCGAGAAAAAGAAGGGAAAAGACGACGACGACGATAAGGGTAGCGACGACGATAAGGGTAGTGACGACGATGATAGCAAAGAGGATTCAGATTCCGCTAAGAAGTCAGAATTCAGTGATGTGATTTCGTCTGAGTATTTGGATTGGTTAGAGCAGACCGCCAAAGCGGCAGGTCACAATACCACTGACGCTCGGGCCGCAATAGATTCTCTACAGAAGGATTACGGGCCCGGTGACGATGGTGCAAGCCATTCAGGTCAAGCCCCTAAGAGGGAGACAACTGAGGGCAAGCCCGAAGTCCCTAAGGCTGAGTTCGGCTCTGGCGGAAAGGGTAAAGCGAGCACTCTGAAAGCAGAGCAGTATCTACTGCCCGATAATGTGAGTCCTGCTGATGTTGAGGCCGCATACCAAGTTTACAAGACTGCGTCACTTGAGCAGAATTTCAAATCCAATTTGGGTGACCATTTCGCTAAGCGCCTCGAAGGAGAAATAACGGAAGAAGTCGCACATCGAGATAAGGTAGAGTTTGACGCACGAGCCCCCTTAGATGATATGCGCAAGGCCATCGAAGGTCTTACAGAGCGCATTGACACAATCGGTTCTTCGGAATCTGGTGATGATATACAGAAGTCGAGCGCAGGCAGTTCCAATGTACCGATTCCAAGCACAGAACAACTCGCTACGATGTCATGGGATGATGTGCATCTACTTGCGGACAATGTATGGAGAGGAGAGTGAAATAAATGGCACGAGATTATATCAGGACAGTGACAGACCTTGAGCGCTATTACTATGGCGCCGGAACGGCAATGGGATATTCTTACAGCGGTAGTGAACTGCTGAAAGCGGATGCCCCTCTACTTAGTACCACAGCAGGTACTTACCAAGCAATTTACGGCCGCAAAGTGTGGTCACAACTTAACCAAGAATTCAACGCTTTCAGCATTCTACCTAAGAAGCCATGGGACCGCAGTGGATGGCGTGTTGTCACAGACAAGGCATCTTTCACCGTTGGTGGCGGTGTGGCTGAGAACGCAACTCTTCCTGAGACGACCAAGCCTACCTTCCTACATGTGGCCGCAAAGCCCAAGACGGTAGCCCACTCGTTCGACATGAGTGAAGTGGCAATCTTCCTCTCCGACAAGGATGACGGATTGGGCGACATTCGCCAAGTACTCAAAGAGGAAATGGGGAAACACCACGCAGAGCACGTTAACCGTATGCTGACAACCGATGTGGACACAGTGGCCGGCAATGACTTCGAGTCACTTGACCGCATTACTGCCAGCGCAGGTACAATGGACGTATCTGGTACAGTCCCGGCAAGTGCTCACGCAGATGCAGCCGCCGACCTCGATATCTATTCAATCGACCGTAGTGCAAACACTTGGTCAGATGCAGAGACAGTTCTACCCGGTACTACATCCAACGTTCGTGGCGCCAATGTGAATCTTAGCCTTGACCATTTAGATGATATGTTCCAACTCATCTGGACCCGAGGTGGTAACCCTAAGGTCATCCTTACGGGCTATGATACTCTCATGCGTACACAGCAACTCCTACAGAGCCAACAGCGGTTCATGGAAGAGAAGCGTGTGGTACCTTCTTACAATGGTGTGAAAGGTGTACCCGGTATTGAAGCCGGATTCATCGTCGCAACCTACAACGGTGTGCCCATTATCCCCACTAAGGATATGGCCACAGACGGAATCAGCCGTCTTTACTACCTCGATACCGATTACATGCACTTCAGTACAGCAATTCCGACACAATACTTTGAGTCCGGAATCGAAACTGGGGACCCCTTCGGCATTAACAGGCTTGGGCAAGAAGGTCTGTACCGAACAATGGGAGAAATCTGGACTACCTTTTTCGGTGGTCAGGGGAGTATTCGCGACCTACAGTGAGGCTCAAAGGAGAATAACGAAGGAGGACGAAAAGAATGGCAGAAGAAATAACACTAACAGGCACAGCAACGGCGACCCTCGTAGGTTCATGGGAACTTCGCGCTGGTTCGCAAGACAGTACAGAATGGTTGGCTCGTGGTGGCACTTACCCCGGTGGGGGAGTATTACAGGAGTTCGGCGCAATCGATACAGATGCAGCAACTGGGTATGACCCGGCACCAAAAATGGCACTAATCAGCGTAACAGGTGGCGCAGACGCCGAGACAATCATTCTCGCCGGTGGCATTACCAGCATCTTGAGTGTATTCACCACTGACACTGGTGCAGCAGCAGTATCGGTCGGGGCGAGCGTAAGCAGTCTTACTATTACTCTACAATATTTGAGCGGCACATCTAACACTACCAATGTGTTAGTACTCTATAACTGAGACTAAGGAGTGAGGAGGCAAATGCCCCAAGTAACTTTTCTCGGGCCGTTTTTCATCCGGCGTAGTCCTGACGGGGCATCTGAAGACTTCACTCGTGGAGTTACCAGAGAAGTCACGCAGGCTTGGCTCGACCAATGGGGAGGCAAATTGCCTAACTCTCATTGGAGAGTAGAAGGCGCCAATTATACTTCTGGTGTAGAATTAGGAGAAATACCTGATTCCTCATGGAAACGGAAGCAAATTCTCAAATGGTTGGGTAATTATGGTATCAAGCCTCAGGGATATGCAACTAAATCCACTTTACTTGAATTAGTGAAGACGGTTATGGACCCAGACTCAGTAGATGAAGTATCAGAGATGGTAGCAGAAACTGTTGAGGATGAGAACAATGAAGAACTGGAGCCGCCTCCAGAAGACAAAGAAGGAGAATGATGACATATGGCTTTCGCAGTAACGACAGAAGTAAGAACGCATACATTAGGGGACCTACGTTTAGTCACTGGGACTTTTACTGATGGTGGAACAGAAGTAGAATTGGCTGGGCGACTCAGTTCAGTTATCGCTTGTGGTGCTCATGCTACGAGCGTTCAAGGTACTGGTGTATTCATAGACAACGTTGCCGGTGAAGTGGCCGGGGAAACCGCACTCACAGTAGATGCAGTGGCTGCCGGTATCAATGATTGTAGAAATGCTCTCAGACTCGGACAAACCATCTACAATGCAGCAGGTGTTCGTTCTGGAGTTGTAACTGCTCTTGCTGCCACTACAGTCACTGTGGCTGACGGAATTGTAGGGGCTTTTGCGGATGACGAAGAAATCCACATTATGGGCTCCGTCCATATGGGGCGAGGTACATTAATCGAAGGCACTCCTAATAATACCGCACGACGGACTTCTTTGGTAACGGCATCTCATGATGCTACCAATAATTTCCTCATCATTTGTGCAGGTAGCGGAGACGCAGTAGAGACTGATTCCAATAACGCATCCAGTGTCCCAACAATGGATGGTACTTGGTGGGCGCTCGGAGAGCGTTGAAGGGGTGATTCCCTTTGGCAGTAAGCCCTAATGTGAAGGTTCTCGGGCCTTTTGCACCTAATGAGTTCAGTGATATTGCGACGTTAACTACAGCAATGACTACGGCGGCATCAGGTTTGACTGGCACTACGGTCATAGCAATGGACCCGATGGTGGTTTTCGGGAATATTTATCTCATAGCCACAACCGTGTGAGTGTGAAGTGATGGACAAAGCGGTTTTAGACGTTAAAGACCTCGAACGGATGCAGAAGCGTGATATTAGGTGGGCAGAGGCAATAGGCTCTGGCAATGTTACTAATACTGAACGGCCATTAGCGGGTATTACTCGTGAACAGCGTATGCGTAATGCTAAGGCGAAAGATATTCTTAACATCGGTAGCGGCACTCGTTGTCGCCATTGCGGGCTGCTTTACTTCTGCTGGGTAGAAAATTGCAGCGCTTGCGGCAATGCCATGGACTATAATTTAGGACATCGAGATGAGAATGTGAGATTATGAGAAGGTTGATGAGAGTAGAATGGGTAGGCGAATTTAATGCCAGTTTTATTCTCTCCCGGTGAAGTTCAAGTCCAGCCACTTGACCCTGACGCTATTGTTTATACTACGGCTCAGAAAGTAGCCGATTTAATACAAATTGGCCCCGGCGAATCCGTGGTGCTTTCTCTTAACACAGATACTGGTAAAATATTCGTAAGTGGGGCTAATCACCGGAATCATGGATTTGCAGTTGGCGACACACTCACCATTTACGATGATGATAATCCTCTCGGAGAAGATGACGTAACTATTGACGTAATTCGTAATAGTACTGTGGCTGCTGACGGAGCAACAGGTCATGTCGCATTAGAGGTAAGCAATCTTACTAACGCTTATACTACGGCGAGTAATTGTTTCATACAAAATCAATCCTCTTTCACTAACGGTAAAGAGAGAGGGGTGAAGAAATCTCAGGTAGAGGATATTATTCGGCGTATGCAAGACCGCATTGATAATATCACACGTAACGCATGGCGACCTTATCTGGTAGTAGGGGAATATCTTAATTTTGATACGTATAAGCCCTATCGCCGCCGTTATTATACAGATTACGTAGGGACGGTTCCCTTATTATTTCGTAACGTTCAGCAAATTTTGCGTTTGGAATTATGGCAAGGAGATGATTATCGTGAAATTGGGTCCGCCGAAGCAAGAGTAGAAATTTTGGACCATACTTTGCTCGATACTAACGATTATCTTGTCCTTGCTCCCGGCGGTGGTGGGTTTGCTGCGTTACAAGTAGGCACAGGTACCAGTAATTGGAGAGCCGATTTTGATGAAATTACTACTGCTCAGAATTTGGCTGACCTCATCAATAAAGATACTCGGCGCGGTAAAGTCGCTGTTCCTTTCAGCCCGGCATTCACATTAGAGGACGCAGCGGCAACAGGAGGCACTAAAACAGTTAATGTAAATGATGAGTTTCTTACCAGCGCTAATTCTGACTATGGGGGAGGAAAGTTGAAGATAACGAGTAAGAGAGACGGTTCTGCTGGTGAGACTTGTACTATCGCTACAACCAATCTTACTGCTATGCCAGTTTCTCAGGTAGCAACAGACACTGCCACAGCCTCTGGGATAGTAACAACCACCCTTACTGTAGATGACACAGCCGGTTTTGCTACTCATGGTCTATTAATGACGGGCAGTGGAGAGGATGTATTCATTGCATCTTATACAGGTAAAACGACCACTACATTTACCGGAGTAGTGGATATTGGTGTTGCTGGATTTGTTGCGGCGATGCCAGCAGCAGTATTCGCTTATCGTATGCAAGTTGATTTCCAAGGTGGTTCAGCCGTAGGGGACCATGGCCGGTTGCGTGATTGGTGGATGGACCCTGAGATGGGCATTATTTACTTCAATAACTCATACCCATTCTT